CCTTCGGGACTTTTCCTTCAGAGAACACAAGTGGGATGATTTCCTGACCATGCAAACCGCATTCAAGCACACCGTGTCGCGTGAGGTTCGATGCGAGAGGTGGGAACAGTTCATCGATGAAGTCTGTTCCGGCGATAAAAACAAAGCGGATTATCTCCAACGAGCCCTCGGGTATTCCATGCTCGGTCTCAGTAATGAGGAATGTATGTTCATCCTGTGGGGCAAGACAACCCGCAACGGAAAGTCCACACTCTTGAACACTATAGAGACCATGCTCGGAGATTACGCCAAGGTCGCTCCCGTTGGCCTCATCTGCCAGGAAGCTCGTGCCAAGGACGTAGAGTCTGCATCACCCACTCTCGCGGGATTAAAAGGCAAGCGGTTCGTGACAATGGCTGAGTCCAATGAGTACGGTAAGCTTGACGAAGAAAAAATCAAACAGATGACAGGCGGCGAGGAAATCACAGCGAGAGCCCTGTATGAAGGTGCCGTGACATTCTACCCTCAGTTCACCTTGTGGCTTTCCTGTAATGATTTACCCACTGTCTCTGACCACAGCCTTTTCGCCTCCGAAAGGATCCGGGTCATTGAGTTCTCAAGACACTTCACAGCAGCCGAGCAGGATAAGAAGCTGAAGCAGGAGTTGACAGCACCCGATGCTATGTCAGGAATTTTCATGTGGCTCGTGCGCGGGTACAAGCGGTACTGTGACCGTGGGTTGGAGATGAATGATCAGCGGATGCGTCAGGTGGTAGACCAGTACGAGAGGGACAACGACTTTGTTCAGCAGTTCCTTGAAGCTCGGTGTGAGAGGGTTGCAGGTGGAGCGGATAGTGTCCGCGCAAAAAGCCTGTATGACAGCTACAAACTGTGGGCCAGGAGCGAAGGGCTCCGTACTGTTATGAGTAAAAAGTTCTTCGCCGAGTTGGACAGACACGTTGATTGGCAGGATGGTAAAGGAATGGTCAACGGCAGTTTGGTGTGGTATGGGCTGCGGTTGAAAGTTTGAGAAATGGAAAGGAGATTGTGAAATGATGGTGGGCGGCGGTTCTTTCTTCACGGTATCAGTAAAAGAGGCTGTGATGACGGCGTGTCATGATGCGGATATGTCCGTGCGTGAAACGGCTGAATACTCAGGTATGCGCCCGACCAATCTGTATCGGGCTATTGGTGGTGTTGATGAAGGTCAGAACATGAAAGTTTCAACTTTGCTTAAAATCCTCGAGACCCTGGGTGCGGTTCTGAAGGTTGAGACCGATGAAGGGAAACATGAAATGTATTTGGGTATTCAAAATTAATAAATTGTGAAATGTCGAATATTTAGTTATTTGAATTTAGGATGTCCTCATAGATGATGACATGTGTATAAAGTTTTCTATAATGCGCGTATATAGAAAAGTTTACACACATGTACTCATAGAGGAGGACACTTCGATAAATAAAATAGTTGATTATTTGAAAGGAGAGATAACATGGCACCACGAGGAAGGAAACCTAAGACGGCGGTTGTTGTTGATGATGCTGTAGGGAAAAAGGAGACTGGTGCGGGTAAGGAGACTGGCGTGGGTACACGGCGCTCTGAGGCCGAGGCGATGGAACTCATCGAGAAGAGGAAGATTCCTCAGGAAGTTTATCATAACAATTTTCTGCAAGTTGTTGGAGAAGTTGAAAATGTCGATGAGATGAATTCCAACACTAAGTTTATCAAGAAAAATCTTGAGATTGCAAGATTGCCGGAAATTGATTTGAGGGATGTTGAACAGGTTGATCGAAGGATTGATGAGTATTTCTCGATTGAAGCGAAGTACAAAAACAAACCAACGGTTTCTGGTTTAGCGATGGCTTTGAATGGAATGAACCGTCAGAGACTTTGGGAAATCAAGACTGGAAATTATGGAAATACAAGGGGTTTGACGGCAAACCTACCGAAAAATGTGACGGACTCTATCAAAAAAGCTTACTCACTTTTGGAGCAACTTTGGGAAGATTACATGGCTTCCGGCAAGATAAATCCTGTTGCCGGAATCTTCCTCGCCAAGAACAACTTTGGCTACCGAGACCAAGTTGAACACATCGTCACGCCTAATACCGACTCCGAGTATGATCAAACGACTATCAGAGAGCGACTCGGACTGAACGACTCCGACTCTTGAACGACTTTCGACTTTCGACTCTCGACTTACGACTCGACCATCCATCACCAGGGTGCCTCCACCCAGGCACCAAATCACCCACGTTAGGTGTATCTAACACTTTCACGCTTTAGCGCAATAAAGCGCGGCCAGCTGGCCCCTGGATCCTGCTGCCTTGCCCCTTGCCCCTGGATCCTGCTGCCTTGCCCCTTGCCCCTGGATCCTGCTTGCCCCTGGTTCACAAGGGGCTTTTTGTTTTCTGCTATTTGGTAACATGATCAAACAAGGGGCAAGGGCTTTTTGCAGAAAACAGCTTGCAAGGGCTTTTATTTGGATCCAGGGGCAAGGGCTTTTTTTGTTTATTCAAGATTTTGTTTTTCATATATTCGGAAAATTGAAAACTGGTTTTTCTGTATATGTATTTGAAGGAATTATACAAGTTAAAACTTGTTAAAAGGTTGTCAAACAAATTTGTCAAAATATCTTGACAAGATAAAACTTGTTTGGTATTATTGCCTTGCAAGGTGAAACTAAACAAGATAAACCTTGTAAACGTTCCTTGAAAACGGTATAGCAAAGCTCTAAAAACCGCTTGACGAACAAGTTTCAAAAGTTACGCATAAGGCGAACACTTGCGCGGAAAGTACAATATAGGGCTTTGCATATGTAACTTGTAACCAAATCAAAAGACAACAAAAGGAAGGGGAAAAGAAAAATGTCAATGCGCGTATCATTCTATATTGGATTGAATGACAAGGATACAAAAACCCAAAAAATAAGCACACTTGCAGCGTTTACCATTGTTGAAAACATTTTCAACACGTTTTGCGAATATGGCGCAACAATTCGAGAATGTAAGGGAATATATAGACATGAAAACGGCGAAAAAGTGATTGAAAATACTTTAGAGGCTTTTACTTATGATATTACAGACGAAACAATCAAAGCCATTGTAAAAGTTTTGAAAGATACGTTAAACCAGGAAAGTATACTTGTTGTCAAGCGAAAAGAAGACATTGAATTTATGTAAAGGAAGGGGAAAAGAAAATGTTTCGGATTGCAAGAGGTTACCACAAAAAGAAGGGCTATTATTGCGAATTCTATTTTGACAAGGAAAAGAAAACCGTCTGGATCCTGTTTCCATATGGACAAGGGTTTTATGAAATTGAAAACGGAAAACAATTTGAAAACGGCGAACAAGTCAAAGCAGCGATTCAAAGATTGATCAAATAATTGGAAGGGGAAAAGAAAAATGATTAAACAGATTGTAGACGGCTATTTTATGACAAGCGCGTATTATGATAAGCCCTTGAAATTTTGCCCTTATGGCTCTTGCGGATTAATCGAATATAAAGGGAATAAATACTTGAAAAGTTACTCAACACTTATTTGCAAGATTGATCAAAACGGTTGGTTGCAGTGTTCTGGATTGTATAGCAGGACTACAATCAAACATATTGGCGCTTTTATGAAAGAATTTGGTGAAGGGCAAGGATATTATACAGCAAAAGAATGTTACCAAACAAGAACAGCGTTCAATCTGTTTACTGGTGAAATAAAGCCCCTGGATGATATAAAAACCCTGGATCCATTGACAGATAATTTCAAACAGATTTGAAAAGGAAGGGGAAAAGCAAAATGATGTTCTCTGTAAATATTGCGCAAGACAAATATACTTTCCATTGTAACGCAAGGAATACAAAATCAGGCTTTGCGCATGATTGCGAATTGTATTTTTCGAACCATGATAATTATTATAAAATCGCTTGCGGTAGTTGTTATTATTATAATAGAACCTGGGAAAGTTGGCGTTTTCAAAGTGTTTGCTTGCAAGCTGTACAAAATGCGATTGATCAAAAGACAGATGAATTAAAAGCAGAATTCAAAGCAGCAAATAACTATAGCAGGATGACAACAAAACGTTCAAATAATTTTCTGCTTGTACAAGCGCAAAATGAGTATTTGCAAAAGCTTGAATTATTGAAAAACGAATTGAAAACGCATTGCTATTATTAATCAAAGGAAGGGGAAAGCAATATGTTGTATTATAAAGTCCCAGAAAGTTTAGACGGAAAAAAGATTATAAACCCAAATAAAAAGAATTGGGATAGGTTCGAGCTTGTGGCAAATGAGTTATACACAAAAACAGAATGCAAGCAAAGGGGAATTCCTTTAGGTTGGTTGGATCTGGTGAACATTAAAAAGACGGAAACATATTTCTTTTTCGGGGCTCGATTCAACTAAAAGAAGGGAAGAACAAAATGATTTTGCTTGTGTGCTTGCTTGTCTTGCCCCTTGCAATCCTTGCGGAATTGCTAAAACTAACAAAATAATCATTCAAGCCTTGCGGAAAAATCCTGCAAGGCTTTTTTCTTTTCCCTGGATCCTGCTGCCTTGCGCTTGCCCCTTGCGCTTGCCCCTTGCGCTTGCCCCTTGCGCTTGCCCCTTGCGCTTGCCCCTT